CCCGCGACAGTGGGGTCGAATGCCCCTGCGACAGCGGTTTGACACTAGTATACAAGCATATTCCAGCAGGTAGGGTCGCTCAGCACTCGTAAGCTATTGAAATACAAGGGAAATCCCGAAGGCAAAAAACCGGTAGATTTCCGGTGCCTCTGAAACCCGCATAAACACTAGGCCTCAGTCCTGCCGGTTGCGCTGTCGGGCGGAAATCCTTATGCTCGGCACCATCGCCCGAGCAATAACGCAACGGCCCAAACGACCATGGAGGTCACACAATGAACTACGCAGACTACAAAGCACAGCAAGAAGCCGCCGCCGCCGCATGGATGGAAGCACACGCCGACGAACTATATGAGCAAGCCACCGATACCCGTCTCGAGTTTGGCTGTGAGTATTTCGACTATGACGCTCAGGCCATCGATCTCGACGGCATGGACTATTACACTCGCCTAGGCCAAGCCAGCGTTTCGGAGTCTCGTGCGACAGTCTACCGTGTTGCTCCTGAGTTCGAGGGCACCGCACGGCCCATTGGTTATGTGGAGTGCAACCATGCGAACATCTACAGCGATGACATGAGCCGCATCACGGTGGAGGGCCGCGAGGTAGAGGTGTTGCCCTACCGTGGCGAGCCGCGCACTGTCCGAAAGGCGTCAGCGGGTCGCAACAACAGCCACCAGCTGAATACAGCTGAACAGCACCGCATCCGCCAGCTGGCCAATAAGGATGCTCAGAAGGCACGGCGATATGCCAAGAAGCATCAGGTGAGCCTGATGACCGCCATGGATGCGCTCGGCTTCTGAGCCGCCTTCTGGTCTGAGGAAGCCCGCCACCGTGCGGGTTTTCTTTTGTCTGGCCTCCACCAAATGAGAATGATTCTCAAGTGAGGTACTTATGAGAGGGGGCGAAAGTCCCCGCCAACAACCATAGGAGGGTCAGACATGACCACAACACAAAAACTTTTCAAGGTGCTTAGCATCGGCACTGATCGTCAAGTGATGAACCAGAAGCTCTGGGCACTGGCGGAGATACGCAACGGCGAGGAAGAGACTTACACTCGGCGCATTTACCTAGTCGCTTCCTACATACTGCGTAAGCGCGGCGTTTGAATGGGCTAATTGAGAATGATTCTCAAGTGAGGTACTTATGAGAGGGGGGCAAACGCTCCCCGTCAGCAATCCAAGAGGGATATGAGCATGAGAGAGTTTAGAGTATACGCTGGCCAATATGGGGCCACGATCGAAGTGTCAGATGACTATGCTGGCGTAGCGTCAAAAGACCGCTATGGGAACACGGTGGCCTTTGTTCAGTCAGGCAGTCGATGGCGTCCGGTTGAGTGGTTCATCGTATCGGACGCGGTCAAGGACGCGCTGATCAGTAAGGCCATCGCGAAATATGACGCAAACCACTGATGAGATCCTGTGGGAAGGATCGAAACGCTCCGGCAGGGGCGTCTGGTAGTAACCCAATCAAACGAGAATGATTCTCAAGTGAGCTACCTATGAAAGGGAGAGGCAAACGCTCCCCCATGCAACCGACAGGGAGGCCATCATGGTCACTATCGAAACTAGCCCAGCTGGGTCACACTGGTACATCAAGGTCAACGGAGTCATCGTTGAGGGATTCGTTAAACGCGGTCACGGCCGTGCTACACTGGCGCAGGTTAGGGCCATCGCTGAGGAGTACAAGTCATGAGAAACATTGAAAAAGAGATGCTGGACGCTATCGCCGCGTGCGAGAGCAAGCGGATCGGTAACACTTTCGTGCAATTCAACCGAGTAGATACGGGCGAGATTCTGGACGATTTCGAGTGCTCCATAGTCTACCTGCACGGGAACCCGATCGCTACCGTGTACAATCCATCAACTTTGGATGAGCACGTAGTGGTGAATCAATGGGTTCTGCGGGAATTCCCCACACGGACCACCATGTCGCGCCTGCGTGCTCTTGGTGTGGACGTATGCACTCGGAAGGGTCAGGTATACTTGCACGGCGTACCGCTGGACAATTACTAATTGAGAATGATTCTCAACTGAGGTCCTTATAGGAGGGACAGAAAGATGAACAAAACACAAAAGCAGGCAATGATTCACGAGCTTGAGAGAAAGGCTCATCGCCATATGAACATGGCAAATGAATACGCGCTAAACTCCGACCCCATATCGAAGATGCGGGCCGAGTATGAAGGCGGGTGTGAGAAAACGTGCCGCAACGTGATCGAAATGTTGATGGCTGTCTAATTGATAATGATTCTCAACTGAGGTCCTAATAGGAGGGACGCAAATGAAACTACTCGAAAGCAACACCACCCCATCATGGGATATCTTCAACACTCACCCACGCTACGGTGACGAGGGCTACCTGAAGTCGTCATGCGACACTGAGGCGCGGGCAATCGAGCGACTTAAACTGTTCTCGACATGGGTACAAAACAGCAAGTCGGTACTTGAGCTACGCTACAATGGCAAGGTGCTGGCGCGCTCCGTCAAGGGCGTATTCGAAGACTACCGCACATACTAGGAGAGAGAAATGGATTACACATCAAAAATCATTCGAGGCCTGACTGACGCCTCACTATTCCGCCGACCGCTGGTCATCGCGGACTCGAGTAAGCTGGACGGCGGTGCTAGCGTGTATACGCTGAGGACCACAGCCCGCGAGCTTGGTCTGGACTACCACATCGTAGGCGGTACCGGAGAGGATGGGGATACCACCGACTACCTGATCGCCGGTATGGACGAGATGGACGTGGTCGAGGCCGCCGTTATGATTAGATCCGCCAGTATGGCAGGAGTCTCCGGCGGAGTGCGTGACCACTTTCAACGGACCATGGGCAAACTGCTCGGGTATTCTGAAGAAGACATCGACTCATTCATTGGGTCAGACATCGCGCAATCCTGCGCTTGTGCCTGCTGTGGAGGGAAAGCACAATGATAGTTTACGTAGGTGATTGGGTGAAAGTATCGGGCAAGTGGAAGCAAGTGGTTGACGTGGATTTGGAAGATGAAGCGTTCGCCGTGCTAGATGCTGACGGACAGATGTCATGGTGGGGCACCGGTCCCTTTGATGTCTATGGTGGTCACGAAAGTGACATATCAATGCAAGCCAAACTGAAGGAGTATGGGCTATGAATCACAAAGTGAGGGATTTAGTTAAACTTGAGCAGGCCAAAACGAGTGCCAAGCATACGCTGGGACTGCTCAATGAGATGAGCTACCGCGACAGCTTCGCAAGCTACGCCATCCTTGATCTTGAGCGGGTCATCACTGATCTGAGCATGGCAATCGCCAATCAAGAGAAGCGACTTGATACCGAGGTGGTCGAGGTTACTGACGCAGATTACAATCTGAGGGGGTTCTAATGACTAGCATCGCAGTAACAACAGAGCTTTACCACGATGGGCGTATGCTGTTCAGTGCCTATGGTGAGCCAATGGGTTTTCTATCTCATGACACCGGAGTGTTTTATCCGCTGGCTGACCTGAAGGCGAGGGACATTGACGCGGCGGAGCTGGAGCTGGAGTCTAAAGGCTCGCAAGACAAGCCCGCTGTGTACATGGAGGATGTACTTATCCAACACGTCATCGAGGGTGAGGTGGATACATACGACACCGACGTCGAGGTAAGTGATGTCAAAATCGATGGTCGCTGTGCGCTCGATACTTTGTTGGAGTCGTGCATCGACATTATCTATAACCGCTGGGCCTCGGAGGTGAGCGAATGAATAGCAAACTAATGGTTGAAAAAGGGTGGCTATATCCCGATCAATTCACGGGTATCTACTACACCGCACGGGAGCTGGTTGAAGCCACGTACATCGACCACCTGATGGACAACGACGGCTGGATGTTGTTGTCACTACGCAACGGACACCTAGCAATCGTGGCTAGCGTTGACTACGAAGACGCACTGAAGGAGGTGAACGCATGAAAACAGCAAGCATTGAGTACGATGACGCCGCTGTCCGGTCGCATAACGGACGTTACTATCACTATCGACTGACGTTCTACCGAGACGGCAGGGCAGTGGGTCACCGGCGCTTCGAGAAGCAGGAGGATGCAGAGAAATCAGCGAAGGAATGGGAGGATTACAGTGACGCTGACCATGGAACAAGTGTATACGATGCTATCACTGGGTGATAAGCTCGAGCTAATTAAACTTTTACGAGAAGAGGGACTTATTAATGTTTGATTTTAAACAGTTTTTGAATGACTCAATTGACGAGGCGCGTGCTGATCTGTGGGAAACGGACAAGCTCGTGAGTGCCAGAGAACCGACCGATTACTTCGATCGGGCGCACGCTAGGCAACAGGCACGGGCCGAAATCTATCAAGCCATCATCGACTTTCGTGAAGAGCGAACCGATTTCTGCGATCTGCTGATGTCCTTGCAGGCCTTCGATCCCGCTGTCACACCGGCTGATGTTCAAGCAATCTTGGGCAAGGGAGTGAAACACTGATGCTAGAAGACTTGAGAACAGACAGAGTGAAGGCGCTGGATGCTAGTGCTGTGGAGCAGGACGACTTCAACCACGCGCGTGAGTCATTCACTGGACTCAAGCAACTGGCACGGCGTACGCTCAATCCAAAACGTAGCACTGACGCAGAGCGCAAGGCTAAGGCACGTCTTAAGGACCCGTACCGCAGAGCCAAGCGAGTCAATGCAAGCGTGCCCAAGGCAAGCCGGTATGTTACGGATCAGCTGGAGTCCGCCGGACTGTGGTTGCAATCCCATCGTGACGACATCGGGATACCTGAGATTGAGCGTGAGGATGGCCGACTGAACAGTCAGCGCCGTGAGATTAACGAAAGCAACTATGGCATGGAGGTATGCGACATAGATAACCCCAACCCGTCCAACTATGAAGCGGCTGGTCAGCTGTACGTAGGCGATCGTACCTGCTACGCGCCCCTAGAGAGCGTTGCACGGGATTTAAACATCTACTGGGACGGTAGCCATGGGGTCAGAAATCGTTGCTTACAGGCACGCGGAGAGCGTCTCAGGGGGTACTTCGATAGACGCGCACCATCGCTACGTTGGCGAGGCATGGAGGAATGGGATGCGGTAGCTAAGGCAGACGCCAAGTTAGAGGAGGGGCTTAGGCGTACCCGAGTCAAGAGTGGTGCCAAACCGTTGCCGCCCATCGCTCGACTGCATGAGCTGTTCGAGGTACGCGGCAGTGATCTAATCAATCGCAGGCTTAAGCGCACTGTGACTGCTCGACAGGTTAAGGTTGATGGCGATTTCTACCTAACCTCACGCATAGCATACGCTGTAGCTTCTGGTGCCGATCCGTCCGATAAGGTAGTAAAGGACGGTAACGCTACCTTCTACCGCAACGCCAAGGGATGGGCGACAGAGAGGGGCGACCACCAATGGGACGCTAGGGTTCAGGTAGGCCCAGACGACATAACGGTTGGCGTGTACAGTAGCAAGGATCAGGCTGAGAAGGCGTGCAAGATATACCTTAAGGCGCTGGCGTGGTCTTAAAGTTGTACCTTATCCGGTGTGGTTTGCGCTATATAACATAAGAGACACGAAAGTCAGGCTAGTAGTAGTTAGCTTACTGCTTCTTGGCTTTAGTCTTAACTTAAGAGGAAACTTAAGATGGAAGATTCAACACTGCTACGCAAGACTAGCTGTCCCGATTGCGGGAGCAGTGATGCGAGAGCAGAATACGACGACGGGCATAGCTTCTGCTATTCCTGCAACACACGAACACAAGGAGAGGCACCCGCAATGAGCCAAGTTACACTCACCAGCGGCGGCGAACTGGATAGACTAGTAGCTAAATGGTCTGCCTCCAAGGCGCAGTCAATACCTGAGCGCAGTCTTACGTCTGCCTCGGTCGGTAAGTATGGAGTTGTGGTCGATGGCGACTGGCACTACTATCCATACTTCGAGGAAGGCATCACGGAGCCTGTAGCATTCAAGGTTCGTGGTCCTAACAAGGCGTTCCGCGTAGTCGGAGAGCTGAAGAACGCTGGTCTGTTCGGTCAGCAGAAGTTTGGAAACTACGATCGCAAGCGAGTCATCGTCACTGAGGGTGAGCTGGATGCGCTAGCTGTACAGCAGATGATGAATAACTCTGATGCTGTAGTCTCCTTAAGGGGCGGCGCGGCAGGAGCGGGACGAGACTTCAAGTCTGCGTACCAGTTCCTCGATGGCTTCCAAGAGATACTAGTCTGCTTCGACGCAGATCAGGCAGGGCAGGATGCTGTCGCTAAGGCGGCGGACGTGTTCGCTGGCAAGCTACGCATCATCAAGCTTGACCCCAGCGTAGGCAAGGATGCTTGCGATTACCTGAAGTCTGGCAACACCAAGGCATTCACCGACGCCTACTGGTCAGCCAGTCAGTACATACCTGACGGCATCATCTCAAAGGACGAGCTGTGGGAGCGCCTTAACAGCGACCGACCGGAGGCCCTAGGTAACTACCCTTGGGAGAAGCTAAACGCCCTGACGTATGGCTTCAGGCCCACTGAGCTGGTGACTGTGACCGCAGGCTCCGGCCTTGGTAAGTCTAGCATCCTGCGGGAGCTGGTCATGCATATCAAGAACACCACCGACAATCGCATTGGCTGTCTCTTCATGGAGGAGAGCGTTGAGCGCACGGCCGAGGGGTTCATGGGCGTTGACCTGAGCACGCCAGTACACCTGCCCACCAGCGCAGTGAAGCGGGGCAGTGACGAGTACAAGGCATCCTTTGAGCGTGTCTTCGGGGACGAGCAGTTGCTCATCATGGACGCCAGCTTCGACACGGGAGCCACTGTCGATCAGGTAGTGGCGCGTGTTCGCTTCATGGCGAAGGCACTCGACTGCAAGGTGATTATCCTAGACCACATCAGCATACTGGTATCGGGTGGTCAGCATGGGGATGAGCGCAAGGCCATCGACGAAATCATGACGAAGCTACGCACACTCACGCAGGACACAGGCATCGTGCTGTTCGCGGTGTCTCACCTGAAGCGGCCTGAAGGTAAAGGCCATGAAGAGGGCGCGGTGACTAGCGTTGCACAGCTACGTGGCAGTGCTTCGATAGCACAGCTGTCCGACTTTGTGATTGGACTTGAGCGCAACGGACAGGCTGACGATCCGGTGGAGCGAAACACTACGCACATACGTGTGCTTAAGAATCGCTTTAGTGGTATCACGGGACCGGCAGGCCACCTACTGTATGACAACGACACCGGCAGACTGCATGAGCACGAGCCGGAGGACACGGAGGATGTACTATGAGTAGAATGGGAGCCTATGTCCTCGAACTACAAACCAAACAGGAAGAGGAGTACGCTAATGGAACGGCGGAACGTGCAAGTGGTCGTGGACATAGAGACAAATCTAGCTCACGATGTGATATGGATGGCCGGGGTATACTGTCCGGCGACGGGAGAGGCAACGGCGCATTACGATCTGGAGTCTCTGTACAATCGACTGAGCGGAGTGGACGAGATCATCGGCCACAATTTGATTGGGTTCGATTTGGAGGTGCTGAGTAATGTATGGGGCTTTAGTTGGAACCGCAGTGTTGTTGACACTCTGTTGCTGGGGCGTCTGCTTAATCCTAGTGCGGATGGTGGGCACAGCCTTAAGCAATGGGCCTTGCGAGCAGGAGGAGAGCTGAAGGATAGCTTCACGGACTTCGACGCAGGACTTACACCTGAGATGGTTGAGTATTGCTTGCAGGATTGCCGCGCTAACTGGGACGTGTATCAGTACATGCTCCAGCTCAAGGACGAGTACGGCTTTAGCGATGAGTCTGTTGCTCTTGAGCATGAGGTGGCCCGTATCACACGCAAGCAGGAGGCTGATGGTTTTGCCTTCAACTTCCCGCAGGCGGCCATGCTTCACACCATGCACAAGGAGAGGATGAATGAGATTGAGGCAGAATTGCAGGCCGTCTTCCCGCCGATCATTGAGGAGCGGTGGAGTGAGAAGACAGGTAAGCAACTCAAATCCAAGGTCACCGTATTTAACCCCGGCAGTAGGCAACAAGTTGCAGAGCGGCTTGAGGAGAAGGGTGCGGTGTGGAAGAAGTTCACCGAGACCGGAAAGGCCAAGGTCGATGAGACAACTCTGGCTGAGCTGGAGATTCCAGAAGCTAAGCTTGTCCTTGAATACCTTACTCTATCTAAGAGACTTGGAATGCTCAAGTCGTGGCTGGATGCGGTCAAAGAAGATGGCCGGATACATGGACGAGTAAACACCTGCGGTGCAGTGACTGGCCGCATGACACACTCGGCACCTAACATGGCACAGATACCGAGCGAGTCTCAGTATCGCGAGTGCTTCATCGTGGAGCCGGGTAACAAACTGGTGGGGATTGATGCCTCTGGTCTTGAGCTTCGTATGCTCGCGCACTATATGCGGGATGAGAAGTACACTGACCTGATATTGAATGGCGATATCCACACCTACAACCAGAAGGCGGCAGGCTTACCCTCGCGTAACGATGCCAAGACCTTCATCTATGCCTTCCTCTACGGGGCAGGCGATGCCAAGATCGGGTCCATCATAGGAGGAGATGGCGACCAAGGCAGACGACTCAAAGGTAACTTCCTGAGGCGACTCCCCTCGCTGGCTAAGCTACTCGATAAGGTGGCGCGGCTAGCAGGAAGAGACGGTAAGCTACAGGGACTGGACGGCAGGCAGGTTTGGGTGCGAAGCGAACACGCGGCACTGAACACTCTGCTCCAGTCAGCTGGTGCTATCGTCATGAAGCAGGCGCTGGTCATCGCGACCAAGAAGCTAGCAGACTACGGCTATCCGTATACGCTAGTGGCGCAGGTACATGATGAGTTTCAGGTAGAGGTACCAGAAGAGTACGCGGAGCGGGTAGGCATCTGCTTCCGCAACGCCATACGGCAGGCCGGACGTGACCTTGGGTTACGCTGTCCGCTGGATGGTGAGTATCAGATAGGCGACAACTGGTCGCAGACACACTAACCAAGGAGAAAGTATGACTATCAAAGCAGACGCAATCAAGATTTCTGGCAAGCTTAGCTTCCCTCACCTGCTTAAGACTGACGACTTCGGTGGCAAGGCCGCGCCTAAGTATTCATTCAGCCTCACCAACCTGAGTGAGCGAGCGGAAGAGGCGCTGGTTGAGCGGTTCGGAGAGAGCGCAGGCATGGGCACCAAGCGCGTACGCTTCAACGAGAACCGACCAGAGGACGGCAAGTTCACGAAGTTCTCTAGCAAGTTCCCGATCAAGGTGAAGCTGGACGGGCGTGACATCCTCGTCGGTGGACGGGACAGCAACGGCGATGACGTTGTTAAGATCCTCGACCCCATCGCTGAGAAGATTGGCTACGGCAGTACGTGCGTGGTTAAAGTCTTCGCTGACGGCATGGGCAATCCCCGCGTTGCTTACCTAGACATCGTTGATCTCGTGACGTTCGAGAGTGACGAGGCCGAGGATGACGACGACGACATCGAGGTTTTGTAATGGATGCCCCCGAGGTATGGGGGATTGATGGAGATGTTGTGGCGTACGCTGTAGGCTTCAAGTCTCAGGACGACACACTGGAGGAGGCATTGACTGCGGTTGATGCCACCCTCCAGACCATCATCAATTCCTGTGGAGACGAGGGAATCATCTATCTCACCGACAGCGGCAGTAACTTCCGCATCGACGAGGCTTCATCCGCGTTCCCCTACAAGGGACACCGGAAGGACGCAGAGAAACCGAAACATCTGGAAGCCATACGCCAGTACATGATCGATAAGTATGACGCCAAGCTACAGGTAGGACAGGAGGCCGACGACGCATTAGCCATCGGCGCTGTCCAGCATGGGCACGGCATCGCAACTATCGATAAGGATCTGGATGGGGTTCCGGGGTGGCACTACAATTGGAAGCACGAGCGCACCTATTACGTGACTGAGGTGGAGGCCGACAGGTTCTTCTACACTCAGCTACTGACTGGGGACGCGACTGACAACATACCCGGCCTGTTCAAACGTACAGGTGCTAAGGCTATGGCTAAGATCAAGGCACCGCTTGAGGAGCTTGAGAAGCCAGCTGAGATGTACCAGTATGTGAAGCAGGTTTATATGGACGCAGTTGAAAGCAAGGGCATGACGAGTGATGAGCGGGACGTTGAACGCTGGCTCCTCTCGCAAGGCCGTTGCCTATGGATGCGCCGAGCTGAAGGGGAGACATGGAATGCCCCGTAAAGTAGAGCGCACCCGCAATGGAGGGCAGTGGACTGAGGCTAGGTACTGGGGATTCATCCGGTCCGCCTTACGCGCCGCCTTCCAGAAGTGGGGTCCAAGGAACAAGGCTAAACTCAATGCCAAGGTGGGCTACAATCAGTACGAGTGTGCTCACTGCGGAGACATATTTGGAAACAGAGAGGTGGAGGTAGATCACATCGAACCAGCTGGAAGTCTGAAGTGTGCGGAAGACCTGCCGCAATTCGTGACCCGCATGTTCGTGGAGGTCGAGGGGTTTCAGCTACTGTGCAAACCCTGTCACCAAACCAAAACAAACAAGGAGAGAAGTAAGTGAACGGCAAACCCTTTACTGAGTTCGAAGACAACCAGCTTCGCAAGCTACACGAGGGCGGGGCAACGATACGGCATATGGCTATGGTGCTTGGCAGACCATACGGCTCCATCTGCACTCGGCGTCAGATACTAGGACTAAGCTATCGTGACGGGACCGAGCGCGGACAGGCCAGCCAGCTGAACGAAACCTATGCAATACAGACACCGGAGGTAGACAAGGTGGACGACTTCGACGCGAACGGCATCATCATACTAGGGCTGTGCATCTTAGGAGCACTGGCATACGGCGCATGGGTAACGGCAGGTACTGTGCTATGACGCAAGAGACAGTCCTGTTTGTACTCATGTTGTGCCTCAGCTCTCTAGCTGTAGGCTCTTTAATTGTAGCTAGCTTAGATCGAGGAGACGACTAATGGCTAGAGTAGGAATCATAGGTGACACTCACCTACCGTTTGAACTGGAGGGCTACCTTGAATTTTGCCTTGAGACTTTTGATGCTTGGGATGTTGATACCGTTGTACATATTGGCGATTTCATTGACAACCATAGCCTTAGCTTCCATGACAGTGAGCCTCTGCTTCATAATGTTCTGGGGGAGTACGAGTCGGCGGTTGAAAGAGCAGCTGATTGGTACGAAGCATTCCCTGAGTGCACACTCATCATGGGGAACCACGATCGTATCCCGGCTAGACAGCTTCGAAAGCTGGGTATGGAGCCGTCTATCTTCCTCCGACCTATCGAAGACCTCTTCGGAATGCCAGAGGGGTGGACTGTGGCGGAGCAGACTGAGATCGATGGAGTCCTCTACCACCACGGAGAGACAGCCAGTGGAGTGAACGGCTTTCGTAAGGACTGCGAGAAGCGCATGCGCTGTACCGTCAGCGGTCACAACCACAGCAACGCAGGCATCTCTGCAACAGCCACCGATCAGGAGCTGGTGTGGGGCATGGGCGTGGGCTGTGGCGTGGACCACCGGCACTTGGCCTTCGCTTACGGCAAGCACTTCGCTAACAAGCCTATCATCGCGTGCGGTGTGGTCATTGACGGCGAGCCTCACATTGAGTACATGAACCTCGGCGCTAAGATTAGGAGAGCATAATGGATTTCGTAGAAGCAATGGAACAGCTCAAGGAGTTGGACCCAGACATCATCGTTGACACCTTGGGTATCTCATCTGCTGAACTAGTCGAAGCACTTGAGGACTACATCGTTGAGTGGTCTGAGGATCGGGAGGAGATATGAAAGTAATTGACGGCGGCTTCGGTAAGAAGAAGCGTGAAGCCAAGACAGCGGCCGAGGTCTTTGAACTCTTGGCCGAGAAGAGTGAGGGGTATGATGACATTGAAACCATCGTGATTACACTACAACCGGGGCACGGCGTAATGCTGCACGGCAATGTAGGCTATGACGCGGCGGCTATGTTACTCATGACTGCCCAGCTAGCACTCGCCACTGAGTTCATATCGTTCACCGACAGCTATGACATTGACTGGGAAGGAGGAGACGATGAGCCAACCAAGCACTGAGCGTAGCCTGCGCTATAACGTTGGCAAGCCCGACTACTCCCTCATCCCTATGGCCTCCCTCAAGGAGGTCGCTAGGGTTCTGGAGTACGGAGCCAGCAAGTACGAACGTGACAACTGGAAGAAGCCCACGCATTGGAGCGTATCCTTTGCGTGTTGTATGCGGCACCTATCTGCATGGCAGGAGGGCGAAGACCTAGACCCTGAGTCAGGTCGCAATCACCTAGGTCACGCAGCAACCAACCTGCTTCAGATGTTGCACATGTTAGAGAATCATCCAGAGGAGTTAGAGCGATGACAGCAGAGACAGCCATACTAGTAACAGCCCTCGTTTGCGCGGGGGTTTACATCACCTACCTACACAGCCGCATTCGGTTCATCACAGCGCAAGCCAAGGCTGTTGGCACCCTGTTGATGTACACACTGGATGCTTTAGAAGAGCAGAATGAGGAGGATGAATGACTATCTTCCGTGCCTTTGCGGTGGCCCTAGCATGGGCCGCTTTCATGGGATTGTTCTTCCCCGTAGCTGACGCTCAGGAAGGCGGCATGATACCGCTAGACTCTCCGGTTGGAGAGATTGGTGGGAGGGGGCACTGGTATAGCCTACGCACAATGAAGGCGGAGGCCTATTACCAGAAGCCACCTGTTATGTCCGACATCAAGGAAGACGCAGACGGGTATAGTGTGAGCGGCGAGCCGCCCGTTGATGTGTCGCTAGTGTTGCATCCCTCGTGGGGATACAGCAGTGGTGAGCCTTGGCGGGAGGCAATCAACTGGGTACGTGAGGCGGAGCAGATGTACCGCAACTCCGGCGTACCCCTCCGGTTTGTCATCAAGTCTATCCAGACCTACGATGAGATGCCGGACACAGTTGAGGCTGCCTACAACGCGGTGCCCTTCAGCCTGCGAGGAGATGCCGATCTGCTTGTGATCCTTCTCCCGTACATGACAGGTGATCCCTACTGTGGGATAGCCAGCATAGGCGGTAGCAAGTCTGCCTCTGCCTGCTCCTCCGTTACGCTGGCGCATGAGCTGGGCCATAACTTTGGCCTGTACCATGCGCATAACCACGGTAAGGAAGGGCGCAAGGGCTACTGCATGCGGCCCGAGGCAGGTGCCATTGACTGCTACACAGGTACGATCATGTCGTATGCTGGTAACGGTAGGGTGCCCCTGTTTGCACACAAGGACTTCACCTACGAAGGCTCGCCGCTAGGCACGGCAGAGCATGACGCAGTCGCCTACCTCAATAAGGTCAAGACTAAGAAGGCGTTGTTGTCAGAGACTACGTCCCCGAGCTATGTCTATGGCCTGTCTGAAGACCCGTACAGCACCGAGCACGCACTCTGCCGGTGACGGGATAGCCCACCCAGCGAGCAGGACTAGGAGCAAGAGTTCCCACAGCTTCAGTCCTGACTCGTTGACCACCTGCCCCACACTCCCCTCGAATACCTCCTTACTTCCAGCATCCACTGAGACAGCCGTATTGGCGTTCTGAGCCACGCTATCGTCACCCTCTGCATCACCCTTAGCTACGTTCGCATCGACCTCTACGCCCGGCTGAGAGCCTCCTAGGGCCATGCCCGCAGCGCCCTTCACCAGATCCAGCCCGCTACACCCGCTCAGTAGCAACAGAAGGCTTAGTGTAGCCAGTGTCTTCCTTGTTAAGATACGCCTCAAGATATATCCCTCCTACTGCTAAGGCGACGGCGAAGAAGCCGTTGATCCACCAAGCTGCTCGACGGTCTAGCTTGTCGAACCTGTGCATGATGGCTTCCAATCTGTCATCGCTGTTCTGCTTAAGGTGAGCGACGCCCATCTCAAGGGCAGTCAGCCTATGTTCTAACATCTTCTTTTCCTCTTCGTTCATCGCCGTTTCCTAGCATGGTTATTGCACATCCGTGTGCGCTTAGTCCTTAGTTCTCCAGAACTTCCTCGCCCCATAGAAGCTGACGATATCCCGGAATATAGTATCCCATTTGCGTTAGCTGCCGCTCGTCCCACTCATGGTCCTCATCCAGCAGCGCCTTGGTTAGCTCGCCTATCAGAGACAGTCCTCCGACCCCCGCCTCAACAGCAGGCGGTAGCGAATACTCATTCTGGTTCAGGTCAACGAGACCGGCAGTAGCCAGTGACGTACCCTGCCGAACCATCTCCTCTCCGTAGCTGTTCTCATTCTCCTTGTTTCGGAAGAACTCCTTACGCCCCGGATCAACCGCAGCGTTCAGCGCAACGATGTACCCAGTATAGCGCACAGCGTTTAGAGACGCCTGCTTCAGCAGCGCCTGCCCTTCCTTAGTCTGGAACCCAGCCTCAACAGCATTGGCATATGGCTTCATCACGTCGTTCTGGAACTTCGATCCCATCTTAACCATGTACTGCTTCATGCTATACAGGATGCGTCCGTTCTTCATGTCGAGATACTTAGCCGTCTGAGCCGACCGAGAGATTGGCTGCATCCGAGCTATCGAGAAGAAGGCAGCTTCTTTTACTGCGTCGTTGCCTGCCACGTTACCAGACCGCAATCCTTTGTATAGCTCCATGACCTGATCGTCCGTAAGCCCCTCAGCATACTTGCTTTTGGACAGAGCAGCGAGGTCCATCTTCTTCATCTGGCTTACGGAGGCATTGATTAAAGTCTCCTGCCCCAGTCTGTTCATGTTACGCACACCGGCAGCACCCATAAGACCACGGGACGCACGCTCAGTGCCCACCTTGGCTGCGTTGAATACTCGCTGCGCTACGGTGTTGCCTTCGTTGCCCCATCCCTTAGTGGCATTGACCAGCTCCCCAAGGTGCTGCATCGAGATGCCCAAGTCTGGGGCGCGTATGAAGTCAGACGGCGGAGCCGCAAGCCTGCCGCCCGCTGCTCCTGCCACGTCGTTGCTTGTGGTAAGGATGGAACGTATAGCAACAGGCAGAGACTTCATTGCTGATAGAAAGCTAGTGGCGTACGCTGAGGCACCCAGATCACCCAGCTGCAAAGCCGCGTTCTCAGGCGTACCCAGCAAAGCCGCTGAAGTTGTAGTCCGTAGGAAGGACAGCAAGGGATGCATACCTTCCCGCGAGTCCAGCGCCCAAAGCTTCAAGCTATCTGCAAGCCTATTGGCTCCTGCCTCTCCTATCTCTTCCACCTGCTGGCGTCGGATAGCCTCGATGACTGCCTCAGAGTAGTTACCTACGTTCTCAAGCGACCGCACCTGACTGGCCTGCACGCCATACGAACGAGCCAAAGCCACAGCATCCACTGTGTCCTCGTAGAACTCCATGAACGTAGCCACCGGATTGTACAGGTGATCGAGCTGCTCCTTAGACAGTCGGCCTGTGGTACGTGCCCGTGTGGAGTCAGCCCTTGGTGCATCCCCCGCCTTGGGAGTACGCACAGCAGGCACCACATCGGTCCCTTCCTTGAACTTAATGCCGAGGTAGCCTTCCTCAAACTTAGCGTTCGGGAATATATCACGCAGCTCTGTCTGCATGTTGTCTATCTCTGACCGCATACGTCCAAACAGGTCGGCAGCCTCGGGGTTAGTCTTAGCCAGCTCAGCCTGCGCCTCGTCAAGCACCTTAACCCTGTTCTCAGGCTTGAGGATAGGCTTGCCTGTGTGCTTAGACACAGCGCCTGCGTTAGCTGCAAGCTGATGCGCGCGTGGACTGTTAGCAAACGCATCAGCCAACGTGTCTAGAGCCTCCGGAGGAAGCCGATCCTCAGCGTGAAGCCCCTGC